TGACTTTATCTTTACTTGTTCTCAGAACCCTACCAATTGATTGTAATACACGAATCTTAGATTTACTAGGACTTGCAAACACAATGTTGTGTAGGTTCTTAATATTTATACCTGTAGAAAAAGTACCATATGATGCAATGATTACACATCCTTCTTCCTTTTCCATCAACTCTCTGACCTTTTCTCTATTGATTGTATCTGTTCCACCATAGATAAAAAACGATTTAATACCAGATTTTTGAAATGTCTCGTATATTTTCCTACCATGTTTATCTACATATTGAAATAGTATTAATGTATTTCCTTTCTGACCTAATGTAAGGTTCTTTATAAATTGTGTTCGTTTTTCATTACCAGCAAGGAATTCCATTTCTCTAGGATAATCCATAGATACAACTTCTTTAGATACCTCTGGTGGATATTTTAATACTAAACATTGTATATCTAACTCTGCAAGGATACCTTCATCCATAAGGTCTGCACTAGTAGTCACATAATGTGTAGGGCCAAACAAACCTTCTAGTACTAACTTATGTGTTTGAGTATCATCTAATGTACCAGTTAATCCCCACCTATGACCAATATCTTTCATCTTCTCCATAATACCAGTAAGTACTTTTGCTTTGAATAAGTGTGCTTCATCACCAAACACTGCACCAAAACCATCGTAGAACGATTTCGGCATTTTGGATAGGGTCTGCCAAGTAGTTACTACTATATCGGTATCTCCTACCTTTGCACCACCATACATCTTATCAATAGGTCTATCATACCCATAATCTGCAAAGTCTTTTGACATTTGTTCTACTAGTGATGTTGTAGGTACGATTACCAACACTCTCTTTTTATGCATAGATATGAAATGTCTTGCAATACAATATATGATTGCAGACTTACCACTTGCAGTTGGAGATACTAACAATTGTCTTCTATATTTAATACCTCTTGTTACTGCATCCACTTGATAGTCTCTCAAAGGAAATCCCATGTTTAATCCATCGGTAAAGTCTGGATATTCTATATCAGTTTCCCACTGATAACCTTCCATGTTGTAGTCTCGGTCTTTTGCAAATTGTTCTAGTGCATAGTATAAACCAACATACAACTTACCAGTAGTTTGTGCAAATAGTCTTATATTACCATCCCAATACTTATTTCGTACAGATGGCATGAACTTTGCGCCAGGCACTGGGAAAGTAAAATAATCAGACAACTCTCTTTTGATAGATTCATCTGCATCTACCTTTATATGAGTATTGTCGATTTTGGTTATCTGAATGTCGGCCCTGCTATCCATCCTACTAAGGAATGTCTCCTACCATGTGTTACTGGTGTTACTCTGTGATATACAAAAGATGGAAATATGATTATACTTCCTTGTTCTCTTGCACTTTGTGGAACTCTCATGACTGACCTTTCTGGGTCATTTAATGGATTTACTCCATATGCATCAACATATTCAAAATGACCACCCTCATATTCATTAGGATGTGTAAGATTTACACTATATGAAAGTTTTCTATATCCACCAATTCTTGATTCTGCATCTGGGTCATTCTTACATTCTTCTTCTGTGTAAGGTATAAAATGTCCATCACAATGCCACTCATAATGTTCATCTGGTGCTTTATATACTGTAAACTGATATGATTCATGATAATTTAAATCAAACTTAAAAGATTCTGAATTAACATCTCTAATTACTGGTGTAATGTGGTCAAATAATGATTTACCATCTGAGAGTACTGCATTTCTATCCATCCATCCCACACCAGATTTACGAGTTTTATGTTCTTCAAATCCATCATCACCACCACCAATTTGTCCAAAACTTAATTCAGATTTTTCTAAACCCAACTGTATAATTTCATTACATATATCTGGTGATATTGCACGAGACTGTATGATTAAAGGTTCTGGAAGAAATGAGGGCATAATGTATTAACCAGCTGGGTTAGTAAATTTTAACCAATCAATTGCATTCTTTATTGATTGATGTCTCCATGTGATAATATTTAGTATCTCTTTCAAAGCATCTACACACTCTGTAAGATATTCGACTTTTAGTTTCATATCAGACAAATCTTTATCTGCATTGAAGTAATAACTATAATCAGACTTTAAAGGTTTGTTGTACCCATCAAATGGGTCGTAAGACCACCCTAAGTCATCTATTTCCTCTTTAGATAACTTATCAGTGTACCACATCCACTTAGTCTTTAAAAGTTGATTATACTTGACCTCATACGATTTAAGAGATAGTCTCTTTTCGTTTAGGAGTTCTAGATATTTTGCATGTAGAGAGGGTGTCTGTAAAGATGCCTTATCTAAATCGATTTGGTCGATTACAGAATCTTCCTTCCACATAGATTGTATTTGTTCTAATGTCATACTATAATTATACCATTAAACTGGTATTTGTCCACTTATTTTATGATGTGGATGCTATTTCAAAGTTTGTAAATTGGAAAGATGCAGTACAAGTTACATATGATAAACCACCTGCTACAGTAGTATCCATTGTAATTTCACCTAACGATGTAGGAAATGCACCTTCTATTCTTATATATCTATTGGGATTATTTGCAGCTGTAGTCACTACGATTGTCATATCTGAATACAATGCATCGTAATCACCACTACCATCATATGGTAAATCTGCTCTTCTATTTGCACCTACAAGACTTCTAAACTTCTCTGGGTCTGTAGAACTAGTAAGTTGAGACATCCATGTGTATAACTCAGTCCAGTTTTCCATATTTTCATCAACAATAAAAGTAACAGTTATTTCACCTAGATTAAGTTTATCGCCAGGAATTTTTACATTTAAACCCAGATTAGTAGGTTGTTGTATCTCTGCAACAGCTACAGATGGTACATTAACACCAGTTGAAAAGTATTTTGTATTAGGTAGTTTTTTAACTAATAGTTCAAATTGAGTTGGTGCAAGATAAGATAAATTATCTGGAAGATTACCAGCCCACGATGCAGTTGTTATTTGTCTATTTGTCATACTAGTATTTATACAAATAAGAAAGGGAGTTTTGACACTCCCCTTCCATTAATTATGCAACATGTCTAGTTCCACGATAGATTCCTTCTTTAGAACCTTTCGAAGATACTGACTTGATTGCATCATGTTTGACACCTCTGTAAATTCCAGATTGAGGTTTTGATTTCTCAATATGTAAATTTTCTTTGGTGACTTTGATACCTCTATAAGTAGTCATCACTGCCTCCAGTTTTCGTTTCGATTTCGTACATATGTCTTACGACATACACCCTTCTCAACGCGTTCCTTCGGTTAGTTGTCGGTCTCTGTTCCCTCACATGGGGTACTTAGCTTGCCTTTCAATATGAAAGAGGTTTTCCTATCTACCTACTTCCGCTGTATTTCTACAGTGAACGATGGTATTCGACTGAATACCATTTATATTTATAAGAATAAAAAAAGGGACTCCGAAGAGTCCCTTTTAGAAAAGTCTACGACTTTAGGTTTATAGAATATTTTCTACTTCAACCTTTCTGTAGTAGAAGTTTGAACCAGCTGAAGCTAGACCATCACTAGGAGCGCTTCCCACGAATGGGTTAGATATCATTCCATATCTTGTTTTAAAACCAATCTTAGGTTGGAAAGAGTTTTCACCAATTGCACGAACCATTTGTAATGGAACATATGGGCAATAGAAAACACCAGCGTCATATGGGTTTGAACCTCTATAACCGACTGTCATGTAACCTTCGTTGTTGTGACCACTTACTGGGTCAAGAGTGTAATATGGGTCAATGTACACTTTGTACTTACCATTTAGAACACCAACAAAAGTGTTACCAGCATCGTCAACTGTTAATTCAGTGTTAAGTGCTGGAGCATAGTCAAGCATTCCTGCCATTGACAATGCAGAAGCTACATCAGAAGAACAAAGGATAAAGTTACCTTTTCCTCTTCTTGACTCTCTTGCGATTACATTAGCATCTCTCTCAATTTGGAAAAGCATGCCTTTGAACTTCTCAACTGACCATCTACCAGATGAATCAACATCTAGGTCGAATCTACCTGCGTTAGCAACACCAGTTTGAGCACCAGCTTTTGCTTGCAAGTTAACAGTTCTTACAACTTCTCTGTTGATTTCAGCTAAGATTTCAGCAGATAAGATATTTGCAAGTTCTGTTTCAGCGTCAAGACCATGAATTGCTTTAAGGTCTTGTGCAAGTTCGATTGTGTATTCAGCTTTAAGAGCTCTAGACTTAGCAGTAACAGTTGCTTTCTCAATTGTGAAAGCCATAGATGCAAATGCGTTTGACGCACTGTCACCTTTTGCTTCTGCCGCACCAGTAGTCATACCAGTACCAGTTGCATAAGCAGCTGCATCACCGAATGGGTCTGTACCTGCTTGTGTTCCTGCTCCAGAGAAATCTGAATCAGCTTCGTTAAATAATGCTTCTGACATTGCAAGTCTTGAAGTATTATCGTTATATCTAGCCTTCATACAGAATACTAATCCTGTAGGGCCAGTCATTGGTTGCACACCACAGATGTCGTATGCGATTAGGTTTGGAAGAGACCTACGAACTAAAGAAATTAGAATAGGATTCCAGTTGTCTACACCTGTTCCACCAACAGCGCCACCAGCGTTATTGATTGGTGCATCCTCAGTTAATCCTTGGATTCCATTTTCTTCGTTAAAGGCTCTTTCTTGGTTCTCAAGAACCACAGAAGTTACAGCTTTTTTGTATGGGTCAGTGATTTCTGGTAAATCTGGATGACTCAATACTGGCTGCCACTTCTCTTGTAAAGTTTCTGACATAAACATTTTATGTATCCCCTTAATTTTTAAAAAGTGTTAATATTTAAAATTGACCTATCTATATTTGTTAGGGTCAACTTTTCCTAATGCGGCAGAATATGCAGCCATACTTGGGTCAAGGTTTACCTTGGTCGAAGTATTTTCATCGCTATCACTAACCACTTCTTCATCTAACTGTAATGTCTCTTTAGAGTCACTAAAGTAAGATTCCTTAATTGTTTTAACATTAGACTCAAAATCTTCATCTTGGTCGATGTCTTCAATTAACTTTGTAAGTTTCTCGACTTCACTTTCAGTGAGGTCTTTAGAAACCTGTCCAACCACTTGTGTTCTAACAAGTTCATCTCTTTCTTGAGATAAATCGATGTTTTTAGAAACTTCTTCATTTAGTTTAGCTTCTACTTCTTCGATTTTACTTGCAAGTTCGTCAACAACATCTAATTTGTCGTCTGGAACTTCAACATAATGGTCTTCAAATAATGATTTAAGTCCTTGTATAAAGTTTTCTGTTAACTCAGACTTAAGTCCTCTTTCAATTGCAAGTTCGTTATCTTTAACCCACTCTTCTGCAACATAACCTAAGAATGAATCAACCTTATTGATTAACTCTTCTTTAAGTTCGTTAGATGCTTCAACAATCTCGTCTCTCTTTTGAGATTCAAGGTTTTCTTTGATTTCACTAACTTTTGCAGATACAGCAGCTTGGAAAACTGTTTTTGCTTTTGATTTGAATTCTTCTGAAAGGTCTTCACCACCGACTAGAGCATCGATGTCGTCTGACATGTCGTAAGATTCAGATTTTTCATCTTCGTCTTCGTCTTCGTCTTCGTCATCTTCGTCAGAAGCTTCTTTCTTAGTAGCTTCATCCATCTCTTCTTCGTCTTCATCTTCTTCGTCATCTTTATGAGATGCTTCTAAGATTGCAGTTAAAGATTCTTTCACAACTTCTTCGTCCTCTGATTTGAAATGTTCAGCAATTTTCTTTAGAAGGTCAGCCTTTGTTGACTCAGATTTTTCATCTTCATCTTCATCGTCTTCATCTTCGTCATCTTTCTTCATCATTTCATTGACTAAGGACTGGATGTCTTCCTTTTCAAAACCTTTGAGTTCTTCAATGATTTTCCTTAATGCTTCCATCTTAGTTAAATCTTCAACTACGATTTCCTCTTCACTATCTGTATCTTCTTTATAAGAAGCTGATAATTTTTGAGGTGCATCTTTTTGGTCTTTATCACCTTTTCTCTTTTTGCTAGGTTTAGTAGCATCACCTGCTTTATCAACAGATGCAAGAGAAGATTTCTCTGGGTCTTTTTCTGGAGTAACAACACCCTTATTAGCAACAGGAGCTGACGCTTCCATTACTTCGTCTTGATTTTTAATTTCATCTGACATGTGTTTATCCCCTATGTAAATTTCTATAATTACAAATTAAGAACGAATTATTTGTTCTTTACTATGTATTTATAACTTTTATAGTTTAGAGAAGAAACTTTTCATAATTTCTAATTTCTTCTCATCCAATTGGCGCTGTTTGGTTTGTCGAATCTGGTCTTTCCATGATTCAATCTCTACGGCTTTAATTACACCGCTTTCATTTATCCACTCAACACCTTCCAT